ATATCACGAATTCTTTTGTCAATATATTCACTGTGAATATTTAATTCAGTCATTTTTAATTTTTATAATATTATTTAATAAAATTAAAAAATAAATTTCAATTTTATTAAATAATATAATTGGTGTTTTACACCTTTTCTCATTTCAAACGCCGATTAATATCAATGTGTTCTTAAATAATTCTTTGTGTTTTTGTAAATATTTATAATCAAAATTTTTGTTACATTTATTACAATGTAACAAATATATAAATCTTGAACATTGTGATATATGAGCCCTTTTATGTTTTTTATAAATTTCAGAATTTAATATTTTTGCTCCACAAAAAAAACAAATCATATATAATTCTATAATTTATTTTTATATAATTTTCATTATATAAAAATGGGCGTTTGAAATGAGAAAAGGTGTAAAAGTGTGACTTGTCCGCTCCACATTTTATGAAATGATATAAACAGATTGCTTGTTTATATTATTTATCGCGTAATGCGTACCGCTTACAAAAGCAAAAAGCATTAGAAGCAACAAGGAATCGCGTCAATATTGATCACTGGTTCGCCTCGTTTGACATTCGATTTAGATATCGCATACCTGGCGAACTCCGCCCTCTCTAGTTGAGCTTTGGGTGTGTGCGCATGCACCTGTCTTGCGATCATCTTGTACAACTTGAACCCCGGGTATCGTTCCGCGCCATTTGTCTTATACAGCACATTTAACCCATTGTCATCCAAGCACCATTCGCGGATAATCTTGGCGAACGGTTTTAACTTGGCAATTTCTTCCTTGGTAGGAGCATCATCCAAAATAAAATCATATAAAGAACATGCCAATCTGCATAAATCAAAACTATAATTGGGTTCTATCCTTGGTTTGGTTTCATTGAAATAGGGTTCTGTATTGTATTGTGTCGAGGCATCGCCTCCTGGTTGGTAACTGTCGCTGCAAAACAAATGGGTTTTGAATTTATAGATGCTTCTTCCAAAGTCAATAATTTTAAAAATGCGACCAAACGTAGGCACTTTGTAGTATGTGTTCTTATACAAATAGTAGATATGCTTTTTCTCTGTTTTGGTATACATGATGTTGTTGGTATGCAGATCATTGTGAGTGAACGCGAACGCCTTTTGATAGGTTAATAGAATCATAATGGTTTGCATTAGTGCAGACAACCATTCGTCATTAGTCATATCTGTTTTCTCAATCAAATTGTCAAACGTGTCATCGCAACACTCCATCGCAATCACTTGGACAGGGAACTTGTTAATGGTTGCATATAAAGTGTCCTCTTCGTATGAACCATCGGAACTGGTACTAGAACTGTTACCCGACGCGCTGTCGCCTGATGCACTATTGAATTCGCCGTCCGATTCGTCTTCTGATGCGCCATCTTGGTCTTCACAAATAAAATCGTCATCATTGGTCAAAGAAGTTCTTGAAGAACAACTGGAGCTAGATAATGCGCAAGAAGATTTCTTAGGTGTTTGTGCTCCTTCATCCCCTACATTAGAAGTAACATCCACAAGTTCCAAAGACATATCTTTTAAATCATCCAATGAAATAGGAACAGAGGAAGAAGAATCAGAGGTTTCAAAGACCCCTTCGTACATATTGTCGTCGATAGATAATGCATTGGGATCCACTTCTATATCATGAATTTGTATTGGGTTTAACTTCGCTGGTTCGAACGAGGTTTCTTCGATGATATCAGAATAATCTTCAATAGTAAAAAGTTCCCCCTTGTTCTTTTTAAAGAATTCCGAGGAAACTAGGTGCTCCAAGTCTTCAATGACATCTACTTGGAACCCATTTTTGTTGCCCAAGAAAGAACCATAATAATCGACACCATGGATGAACCCAAAACTATGGATTAAAAAACTAGACAAAAAAGTGAAACACCCATCTACATATGCGGAGTTGTTTAAGTCTAGCATCGATGGGTGCACTGCGTCGTTATTAACAAAACCAGGGAGTCTAAAAATGTCATATGGTTCATTTACATACTTGCCTGTTAAGTATTTGAATGGGTTAAGCAGAGGTGCCATCTTGAAAAATACATTCACACACTCGCTTTTTTCTTCTCCTGTTTTTTTGATGACCGCGGTGCGCGCGTTTTTTCGTAGTCCATGCGACACAGGTTCTTTATGCAAGTCAAATATGGCCCAAGTGTTGTTTAAATTGATGGAATTGTAGTTTGTCTCATTTAATGCAAAAAAGTTCTTATAGATAGGAATATAATTTTGCATATTGCTTAATTGAATGCCTTCACATGTTTCTAAACTATGAAACAGTTCGTTGTTCTTCCTTTTTTGGTAGTTAATTGAAATCGCCATTATTAGTTGTTAAATATACAATTAAACTAATTTTTAAACTAATATCGTTACAATCAATATTATTGATCGTAAGTAATGGGTATTGTATGTTATAAGTGATATCTTGTAAGTAATATGTTATAAGCAATAGGTATCGTTGATTGTATAATGCGTACAGTTTTGATAATATAAAATTAAGCAAAGTATATATACATACTCTAGATACACATGACTTTAGAGCTTAAAAAATTTGATATGAAAAACATTAGTTTTAAGGCAAATGAAAGCAAGGGTCCCGTCGTGGTCCTCATTGGCCGAAGAGACACTGGTAAGAGTTTTCTTGTGCGAGACCTCCTATACTACCATCAAGACATCCCTATTGGCACGGTGGTAGCCGGGACAGAAGAGGGAAACGGGTTTTACGGGAAGCTAGTGCCTAAACTATTTATTCACAACGAGTATAACACCGCAATCATTGAAAATATTCTAAAAAGACAGCGACAAGTGCTTAAACAAGTAAAGAAAGAAATGGAGACATTTAAGCGAAGCACCATTGATCCTCGCGCGTTTGTTATTTTAGACGATTGTTTGTATGACAATACCTGGGCCAAAGACAAAATGATGCGTCTTCTTTTTATGAACGGGCGTCACTGGAAAGTCATGTTGATTATTACTATGCAATACCCACTAGGAATCCCTCCCACGCTGCGTACAAATATTGATTATGTGTTTATCTTGCGCGAACCTTATATTGCAAACAGGAAGCGTATTCATGAGAACTATGCAGGCATGTTTCCTACATTTGAATCGTTCTGTCAAGTCATGGATCAGTGCACCGAAAACTACGAATGTTTGGTCATCAATAACAATGTCAAATCAAATAAGTTGCATGAACAAGTGTTCTGGTATAAGGCGGATGGTCATAATGATTTCCGATTGGGGTCTAAAGAGTTTTGGGAGTTGTCTAAGGATATGGGTTCGGATGATGAGGAAGAAAAGTATGACCCCAATTCAACCAAAAAACGAGGGTCGGGACCAAAGATTAGCGTAAAGAAAAGTAAATGGTAACTATAACGAAGTACAATATATATTTTCTTTTAATATAGTATAATATACAATGAACGACTCTCAATTTTGGATTGTTATGGCGACTTACGCAGTTATCTCTTGCTTCGCATTCCCTTTCTTTGGAAACCTTATCATGGGTGGCAATAAGGGACTTGAATATGGTTTCCTTGCGGGACTTGTCTTTGTCGCGTTCCTTTGGTTCTTTATTGGGAAAAAGTTGTTGCATTGGAAGTAAATGGGTTACAAACAAAAGGTTACAAACAAAAGGTTAAGGAATTTGTTGAATCTATAGATTGGTTTCTTCCTTTGATAATGGTTCAAAGGAAGAAATGGATACACTGCGTAGCATAAAGTACGTATTTTAAGTGTTAGTTCGTTTATCGGGTCGCAAATGGTCCACTAAGTAGCTCGCTGCGCCCATTATCTGTCTTTCCTGTAACTACATTGTCTCCATCAAACAACTCGCTGCGAATGTCTGCCACAGAAATGCTGTTGTTTGCATCTTGTCTTGTCAAGCTCTTTTCTTGCGTATTCATATTCGCGATACCTACTAATTCACCCTGTTCATCCAACATCTGAGTCAATGAGTTACCTGTCTTCTCCGCCTTCTTCATATTGTCTTCCATCGCCTGCTTCTTTGCCTCCTTGACACGCTGATCAAATGCATTCTTGGCATTGGCCTCATTCTTGCTCTTATTTTGTGCTAGTTGATTCAACTCTTCTTCCATATACTCGACACGCCCTGTCTTGTAAGCTTCTGGTTCCCAAGGCATCCAGACACCACACTCGCCAGTATAAATATCATGATGCGGGTCTTTCTCTCTTAGCATCTTGCTTCTTAACTCGGCCTCCTGCAAACTAGGGAATGCGCCTCGGAATTTGATTCCACGAGTCGATGTCTGAAAATGATGCTCCGCATTAAACTCTTTTTCTAATCGTTCTTCATTATGATCCATAAAAGTGGCATATTCGCTCTCGACCGAATCATTCACCAAATTGGCGCGTTCTTCCTTAATAAACTCTTCGTAATCCTTCATCAAATCATCAAAAGAAAGTTTGTGCTTGAATGACACGAAGTTAACAAACTGCGAAAACTTTTCCATCGATTTAGCGAAATCCCACTTCTTTAGGAAAGCATTAAAGTAATACATCTCCTTTTGCTTCAGGACTTTCTCTGGGGAAATAAAAGACAATAAGCAATAAGACTGTCCTGCGATCTGGGCATCGACATCAAGTAAATCAACATACTTGGGATTGGGTGCGCCATTTGGTCCAAGTTTTCTTTCAAATGCGTGGGTCTTCTTTTTTGATGACATGGTATACTTTACATAATCATTTAATTCTAAGTTATTTATCGCAATATATATTATTTTTTTCTACTTATTTTATATAATGTTTGGCGAAATGTTTGATACCCAGGAAATGATTAAAAGAATCATCAAATATCTGGTAGAGGGTTTCATGGTCTCCGTGGCCGCATACGCTATCCCCAACGCGAAGCGTGGTCTTAACTACGAGGAGATCGCATTGATTGCGCTTACTGCCGCCGCTACCTTTAGCATCTTGGACACCTATATCCCTACCATGGGTATTAGCAGCAGACAAGGAGCTGGGTTAGGAGTTGGGCTCAACCTGGTTGGATTCCCGGGCGGTCTTTAAACGTTCGTAAGTACCTTTAAACCATATACTTGGTAAGATGTCTTTAACCTCTTTTTAACAAATATATATGTATATCTAATTGTCTAATTTCTTAATAAAAATGTGGTTCCTTTTTATTAAAAATGAATTGAATTGCTTATCGCTTTACAGTCGCTTCG